TTAAGCAATGGCAAATAATCATCAGCATAATGAGAATTATCATCTGACAATGTATTCAACATACTACCCATTAATAAATTCAAAATCTCTTTGTAGTAGCCATATTCTTTAATAAAACCAGAGCCATCAGTAGTTTCGCCTTCTGAGGCTAACATGTAAATAACTTCACGTTCTAATTCTTTATCCGTTAGAGCTACTTTTACTTTATCATAAAATTCTAAATTATTCATTATTCATCACCTGTCCATTCGCGTAGCCTGCAGCATACATTTTCATTTCATTAAAAACTTCTTTAGAAGATGGTCCTATAATTTCTTCATTATTAACAACACTAACAATAACATTATCAATGCATTCACATACAAATGTTTTAGGCCCCCAATGAGTTTTTTCAAATAATTCAACAAAATCAGATAAAAATTGATTTCCTTGATTTAATCTAAAAATTTTAATTAATTCTTGTTCTTGCAATGTATAACTTTTAAAACTCATAACTACTTCTGATACTTCTTAAATTGTTTGGAAAAATCTTTAATCAAAATTTCTTTTGTAATTTTTCCATCTGGTAAATTAAATTTATATTGATTATAATAATCCTTCATCTCAGATAACTACAATCGCTTATAATGTTTAATAAAATCATTTGGAAAATTTTGGTGAATTGGATTTTTAGTAAAATCTTGTTCATAATAATCAGCTAACGATCTTAAATATGTAGGGTAATCAACTTTGCCTTTCAACCCTTCTCGAATAAATCTATTTTTCATTCTCTATTCAGCGACATTACATGCTCTACATAATAACCCACGGCATCTACCGGCATTTTCGCCAACTACAGAGTGGTCATGATCAAGATGAGCTTCACCAACTGAATTCAATGGTCTTTTACAAATTTTGCATAAACCATTTTGTTCTTCGAATAATTGTTTTTTATATTCTTTAATCTTTTTTCCAAATAATTGATACATTTAAATACTTGCCAATTTACGCAACAGTGTCATATACCGTTCTGTTTTATAGTATTTAAATACATCATGTGAATCACAATTTTTAAATGGTTTATTTTCTTCTTTTGCTTTTGATGCATTAACAAAATCGCATGTAATTTGTGATACAAAAAATTTATCATTGGTTCTTAATTTACCAGACTGCATGTCTGAATACAATGATTTAACAACATCATGGCCTTCAATTAAAAATGTAAATACTTCTTCTGGGGTGTTTACTTTAAATTTATTTTTCTCAAAGTCTCCACTAGAAACATAACGATCAAAAGCATTTGCATCATCAATTAATCTGTCTAATTTATCTGTACTATAACTCAAATCAGGTGAATATTCTAATGTTTCTTTGTCTGCACATTTTTTATAATCTATAGCACCTAGTCTGTAAGCTTTGATGTATTTATCAGTATTACAGTTTAATTCTGATTTGAAATAATTCCATTTACCCATTGTAGTAAACGAAACACCTTCTTTTTGAACTAAATCTTTTTCATACACTTTATTTTTTAGGATTAATGATTCCTTGTATTTTTGAGGAGAAACTACTTGATCATGTGTTACATAATAATATCCAACATATGCCCCTGCGCCAACAACTAATAAAAGTAGAGCAATAATAATTTTCTTTAATAATTTCATAACTTACCTCACTTGTTCTATAAGTCTTTAAGATATTCTGTTTTAGCAGTAGTAGTTTTCCAATAATCTAAAGATTTTTTTAGTTCTTCTTGCTGCTGTTCCAGTTTTTTAACTTCATCTGTTGTTAAATGATAAAGCTTCATGTTAATAAGTTCTTCTGAATAATCTTTTAATTCATTGTAACTCTCAATAAGTTTAATAGAATCCTTTCTTGATAATTTATCCAAAACAATTTCTTTATTAATTACCTTTTTAATAAAAATAATTTTTGCGGTTGCTAAATTAAATTTATCAGTTTCTTTTTTGATGTTGTTTTGAATACGTTTATCAAAATACGTTAATCTAAAATCTACGAAATCCTTAATTAATTCTTTTGGCTCATCATATACTTTCAATTTATTATTTTCATCAAGTACAGTAATATTTTGAGCAATAGATTCCTGTAGTTTAAATTCTTTTAAAATTAACTGATGATTTTTTTCTGTATCTGTTGTCAAAAAATCGCGTTTCAATTTAACAACAATATGAACTCTTTCTGAACTAATTTCTTCCGTATAAGAAACAATTTTACCAGATTCTTCTAATTTATCAAGTAACGCAATATAGTCTTCACGTTCAGTGTTAAAAGGAAGTTCTGAGATTGTTAAAGTAAACCCTGATAGTTTATATAGACCAGTTAGAGTAACTCCTTTAATAAGCTTCTGGTTCACAATTTTGCTATATGGTTCAATAGTTCCTTTGAAGTCATAATACTTAACGAGTGGATTTTCTTTAATATTACCTGTTTCTAAGTATTCTTTAACTTTATCAGCAACTGATTGATAGTCATGAGGTAAAATTTGTGTCGCAAATCCAGTTGCGATACCTTTCACGCCATTAATTAACACAAAAGGAATTAATGGTAAATAGTATTTTGGTGGGATATGTTCAGGATCTTCATGAACCGGAGAAATATCAATATCTTTATAGATCTTATTAAAATTATCAGAAATTTTTGCAAAGATATAACGAGCCGCAGCAGCTTTACGAATAAATCTAGAACCAAATGCGCCATCCCCGGTAAGTAATGTAATATTATTACAATAATCAGCAGCCATTAAAATACCAGCTTCGCATGCGCTTTGTTCCCCATGATGATATCCCCATTCAGAAACTCGACCACCAATAGATGCTACTTTATTAAATTTATCTTTTGCAGTTTGAAGCGCAGAATATAAAAAGAATCTTTGTACTGGTTTTAAACCGTCTATCATTGAAGGAATTGCACGATTTTCAATCGTGTACATCGCGTACTCCAATCCTTCTGTATTAATAATGTCAGATAATAATCTATTGTGGTCTTTGCTCGTCATAGCTTTCTAATACCTTCGCCTTCTTTATTGTGTATATTTACCTAACTTGTATTACATCCTATCCAATTTGCGCCTACATATAACTTTCCATTTTTCGTATATGTATTATAACTTAATGTTTTGTTGCCAATTTTATCAAGAATATGAAGCTCAGCATCAATGATTAAAGTTGGTGTAATTTTAATTTCAAATTCATTGAGCATTTCATAATGACAGAAAATAATAATATCAGCAGAACCATTAATAGGATGAGTTAAATCTAAACATCTTTGATGATATGTTCCTGGTTTAGGAGACCATTTTTTATTATTTCTCATTGTAAATGAAATCGTATTGCTAGAATATGTTTTCATTTCAATTCTGAGATTATTTTGAATATCAAACAAATCGTACTAATAAGAATGTAGATCTTCTTTATTATGTTTATTTCCGTTTAATTTTAAATCATCAAATCTATTAATAAAATAATCTTCAACAGTTTCGCCAATACTAATATTAAGCATTTTATCCTCAACAGATCTTTCATCGCCTGGGTGAGAATAATTTAATGCACCAGATGTTCTACAATTATTGAACTATTTAATTGGCATTATATACGGTTTTAAACGTTCATGATACTTATTAAAAAATAAATCTGTTTTAGTAATCATTTGTACTCCAAATAAAGGGCTAGATGCCCTTTATATTACATTATTATTCGATACCTTTTACAGAGTATCCTGGCACAACTTCTTCTACAGAATATAAACCTTCGCGGTTAACTGTAGCAACACGTAAACAATCAGTTTCGTGTGCTAAAGTGTTCATATCATAATCCAAAGTTTCTAAAACAAAATATTCAGAACAGCGCATTTTTTGGCCGTTATAATCTGTTGGAACAGAAACTACGTTCGCTGGTGCAACTAATACTTTTACGATTTGATTACCGGAGAAATTACGAACATAATCAATTGAACCAACATGTAAACCGTAAGAACAAGTTTCTGATTTATTATCGTTAACTAAATGACGTGGCATTTGAACTAATGTGCCTGGGTCATTAGGAACTGTATGAGTATAAGAATCGTATAATTTACCATCAGCACCAACAGTTACTTTTTTATAACCGATAATTGCGCCATTACCATGAATCTTAATATCATTATGTTTAATAAAATCCCACATTTCATTATATGAGTTTTTATCATTGCGTAGTGCATCTTCAAGGAAAAATACATACTTGTTCACATTTTGATCACCTTCTTGAATTGATTTAATAATTTTTTCAATTAAAGAACCATGTAATGCTTCACCGCAATAATATAATTTACCATTTTTGAATTCAAATGCGCCTAAAGACCATTTTTCAATTGTTTTGCCGGTATTAGCTAAAGTAACTGCTTTTTCAAAATCTTCGGCTAAACATGCTGCAATAATTTCTTTAAAAGATGGATGTGTATAATCAGCATTTACTACTTCACCGTTAATAACAATATTAACCATCGTATTATTTGCAACCCATTTCACATTTTTAGGTTCAATAGGCTGAACTAAATGTTCATCAGCTTCAGCGAAATCATCTGAATAATTGTAATCTTGGCTTGAATTACCTTCAACCGGTGCATCAAGTTCATCTTGTGTTACTGTACTGATACCCATTAATGAATGAAGTTCAGATAAACCCGGTGCTTTTGTTGAATATACTTTTTGGGTAGTTGGCTTTGGTTCATTACGTAATACGCCACGAACAGTATCGTAAGTTAATCCAGTTGCTTTTGCAATTTCTGAATATGTATAACCTTGTGAATAATAATCGCGAAGATATTCGTTGCGTCTTTCACGTGTAATATCTAATAAAGATAAATCTTTCATAATTAAAATACCTCTTGTTGATTTTTCATCATTTTATTAAATGATTCGTATACTTTAACTTGTTCTTCATAAGAACCTGAATCCGAATCTCCTAAAAAATCAGAATATTGTGAAACATTATTTGGGCCGAATTCACCTAAAATTTCTTTGATATATTCTAACGGTTTAATTTTAGAAATAATTTTGTTAATTGTTTCATTTAATGTTTCGAATCTAATTTTATCAAGTTCTAAAACCTTTGTAAATAGATTTCTTAATTCTGATTCATAAAAAGGAATATCTATTTCCATTTCATCCAACTGAGAATCAAAAAAGTCTAAATTAGGCTCAATCCAAAATGCATTTTTTCTAGCAATATCTTTTAACTGTTCATACACAATTTGTTCTTTATCATTTAATTTAACAAAACGGCCAAGATTGAATACTCCCAAATCCCATTTTAAATTATATGATTCCCAGCTGCCATAACTGTTATAAAAACCGAGTTTAATTAAAGGTTTATAGATATCTTTAGCATCAGCTTCTATTGCATTTACTGGTAAGAATGTTTGTAGATCGTAAGTAAATGGTTTTATTACATCATACCACGAATCAGAGCATCTGTCTTTAAAATTAAATCCATAAACTTTTTTACAAGCGGCTTCTGCTAATTTAATAAGATTTTTAATTTCCTGCGAATTAGATGTGCTGATATCATTAAAACCAGAATTTCTAAATACCCAACGTAAATTATACCAACCTTCATATAAAGGAACAAATAAAGCATCTGGGTTATCTGCAACAAATGCTCGAAGATCTTTGATACCAAATAAATCAATTTTAGTTAAATCGTCTTTAGTTGTTCCTTCTTTACCAAAAGTATTTTTATTAATTTCAAAAATAGTTCCCATTGGATCTGTTTTTTGAGGTTTATCTTTTGTTTCTGGTTTTAATGAGCTAATATAATCCTTAACTTTTTGTTCTAAATTGCTGTCTAAATCCAATAGAACTAATTCTGTATTTTTGTATTTGGTTTCTAAGAATTTTTTGATATCATCGCAAATTTTTGGATTAGCTGAAATAATCAAAAATCCATTTTTAGTTTTACTATATTCATTAACCAAATAATCCATAACTGGTTTCCGTCTTTTATAATCAGATTTGTCTAAAACGATAACAACATCTGTTTCTTGCATATCATACCACAATACATCAAAGAAAATTTGAGGTTTTTCATACAAGTCAGTATGCATAACTTGGTCAATATAATTAGAGCCATTACGAACAGGTTTATATCTGTTTAATGAACGGCTTCTTGAATAAACGGTAACAGGTTCCGGAATAATTTCAACGCCATTAGAATCTACTTTATTATAATAAGAATCATTAACTACATCTTTAAATGTAAGGTTCTTACATTCTTGGTATGTATAGCCATTAATTTTTTCAGTTAATCCAAGTAAATATTTTTGGATTCCATGAGATCCATCCATCCAATAACAAGCACGAGTAAATCTAGATAATCCATGACATTTTATGGTAATTTCCGCAATAGATTTACCAAATTTAAGCCATGAATCCTTATTGATTTCATCTTTATGGTATTCTACCATTTTAGAAATGGTGTTTTCAAAAATCTGAGATAATTTATTATTGATATTTTCAATCGTAGTTTTATCATAAGATAATTGTTCGCGAGATGGAGCAATATCTAATTCCCCGATATTAAAATCAACAAATACAATATTTGACCAAGAATCAAATCCATATATTTCTAGATTAAATCTGTATTCTTTTGTATATTCTGATGAAATTGGATATAACACATTACCCATTCTAGCGTAAATATATTTACCAGCGAATTCATCGCGGCTAATGCTAGATTTTTGTAAATTAATTGTGCCAAAGTCTTTAAAGTAATAATGAATACTAGTTTTATTTTCAAATCCAATAGGTTTTACATCAAATGCAGAGTAAACAATTTGTGCTTCATTTTCAAATGAGTTGATATCATTATATTGAACTGGAATATTAATTTCAACACCAGATGGTTCATCCGATTCGGATTGATACATCAAAGTAACTTTAGGTTCACCTTGGTCTAAAAATAATGAATAAACTGATTTAGTTCCATTATGATAAGAAGTACAATTAAATGAATCTGTATAACTAAACGCAGATTTAGAACCTAATCCTAATGCACCAGTAAAATCATTTGATTGGTCTTTTGAACTGCCAAAATATGTGGTAAATAATTCTTTAATTTCTTGTTCCGATAATCCATTACCAAAATCGCGAACAATAAAATTTTGTTGCAGTTCAGATGGTAATGTTACTTGAAACGGTTCTTTTTCCTTTTTAGCATAACGATGAGCATCTAATGCATTACAAGAATATTCACGAATCACTGCACGGATTTTGTTTGAATATAAATTAGATGACAAAATCTGGAATGCTTTTGGTGAACTTTTGATAGAAAAACTATTTGTTTCTACCTGTGAACCAAAGATTTCTGATTTAGGTTGATTAATAATCATTTTAGTCTCCTACATGCTGTTAGTGAATAATGTTTCTTGTGTTTTGTTCTTGCATTAAATGGAATGATCTGAAACCAGAATTAAATTCTTCTAATAATGATTCACGTTCTTTTTTAGATAAACGACGGAACATATTAGATAAGTTTGATGAATTCAGTGGTAAACCATTAAATGTTTTGAAATCCAATTCATTTAACACTTCTGCAAACAAAGATAAATTACTTGTGATATTATCAAATCCCCATTTTTCTAAAATAGAAAATGTTGTTAAGATATCAGCGCATAATTCATAGTTTTTGTTTTCTGTTTTTTGGTTTTCTGTTTTAATCATTTGTAAGTCCTCATTAATAAATTGATTTAACGATTGCTATTATATCTGATTAAAAACAGATGTAAATAGATTTTTTAAAAGAAAATGATCAATTGATTAAAAATTGCCCATTTATGAATTATGTCATGGATGCCAAGATTAAATTTTTATATAACTCTATAATTTGTTTTTCCGACAAATAAACAGATACTGATTTATTAAAATTAACAACAGTAAGCTTAACAAGATTCTGTTCTTTCCTGATTTCAATTCCTTCTGTGTGATCTCCGGATAAATTTTGATAAACTTCCATCATAAACCTTCAAAAATATTTTGTTTATTATTTTGAGCAGATTTTACTTCAGCTGGAGTAATTCCTTCTAACATCCAATCTTTTCGTAAATCTGCATTATTGCCAAATAACATATCAAGCCATTCTTGATAATTATCATTTAACTTAACATCAACAAAGAAAGGTTCATTTAACATTTTCTTATATTCATGTTTACGTAAACTACCAAGACCTTTGATATATCTGATTTCATATGAATTAATTTTGTTCTTACTGCAAAATTCTTCATACGATTCATCCGTGTAAAAGAATAATGATTCAGTTTTAGATGTTAAAATCCATCTAGGAGACTTAACAATTTTTACTCGATTATGTTTAAACAAATCAGGCCATTTAGAAAAGAATAAACATAATAATAATTGAATTGAACCACCGTCCACATCAGCATCAGTCATAATGCCAATATAATCATAATTCATATTACAAATAACATTGCCGCGTTTATCAATTTCAATTGGCGATTTATTAAATTCTAATCCAAGGATGTTAATAATATTAGCAAGTTCTTTATTTTCCAAAATTCTTGCATTAGTTTCACCAAATGTATTAAGAACTTTACCTCTTAACGGAAATCCTCCATGAATTTTTGGATTTCTTGAATCTAATAATGATGAAATAGCACTATCACCTTCTGTTAAGAATAAAATACTATTTTCTTTTTGTCCTGCTTTGATATGCGATGGAACGTTAACCTTTTTGATCTTTTTAGCTAATTTTGTTTCTAGTGCCTTTTCAGCTGCTAAAATTCTAGCTAAAGCAGATTCAATAATAGGATCTAATAATTCAGATGTTTCAAAGAATTCTTTAACAAACTTTTTGAATTTCTTTTCATCTAAATTAAAATATTCTTTTACCTCAGAAACAGAATTGGTTAATCGTTCTTTTGTTTGAGAATCAAATTTTGGATTATTAAAATTTGAACCAATCATCACAAAAGTAATGCACTCTTTAATTCTAGCAGGCTTGATATCTAACTTTTTATGTTTCTTTTTAATTAATACTAACAACTCTTGACAGAATTGGTCCAAAAAGAAATCTTGATGAGACCCGCCATTTTTAATATAAAGACCATTGATATATGAGTTTTGTTTTAATCCATCTTCAGAAGCAGCCAGCGCAACAGAATAATTTTCCGATTTATATTGAACATTTAACCCAAATTGATTGAAATAATCAGTTAACTTCAAGTTAACATTTTTACAGTTTAAAGAAAATTTAATTTTCGGATATACAACAGATAATGATTGAAGTCTTTCTAAAATTAATTTTTCTACATCTGTTGAGATTTCCGAGCAATCAAATCTTTTTAAATCCGGTTTAAATGACACAGTAGTGCCCATAGAAGCACTTTTCTTTTGTGTCCAATTGATATCATCAGCATTATTATTAATCTGCACCAGAACTTCATTTTTACCGTCTGATGTGATACCTGTAAATTCTTTCGAGAAAATTGCTGTTAAACTTGAGCCAACACCGTTCATACCAACAGTAACACGATCATTAGAGAAATTACTACCTGCTTTTGTTCTGGTCCATGCTAAAACTGGTCTTAATAATTTTTCACCTTCTGGCGTTTCAATTAAATCTTGTGGGATTCCCCGGCCGTTATCAGATACACTAACTTTCTCATTATTAATTTGTACATCAATTTTATTTGCGAATTTAAATTTAGTGCGAATGGCTTCGTCCACCGAGTTATCAATAATTTCATTAATAATTTTTACTAACCCAGAAGAATACTTTAATTCAGTCCATTGACCAGAAATAAATTGTTGGTGTTCTTCAAGAGTAGTTGAACCTATATACATCGCAGGGCGAAGTAAAATATGGTCTCGGTCAGTAAGTACTTTAAAATCTGTCATCTTATTGCCTTATAGTTTATTGCGGATAATATAAATGTACTTCAATATCCGGAACATTAAATCTACACCAATTCATAATGATATTAACTACTTTATCAAAATTACCACCACCGATACCGCACCCAATTGCTGGCATCAAAATCTTTTTGATTTTAAATTGTTTTAACACTTCTTTTTCCAGATTTTGCAGGCACGAAATTAATAAGTCATAACTAAAATATTTTCCAGGAAATAATTGTGTATAAAGATTTCCAATATAATTTGACTTGCATTTATTTGAGAAATCCGGAACAATTGAATATCTACCAGCCATTAATTCATTTACTTTATTATTTGGTAAATTATGCATAGCTTTATCAATATCATACGCCATAGGATATTTTATACTAATAGCAGCTGCGATACCAGCACCCATAATATTACAACAATTACACCCATGAACTAAAAGACAATTTGTAGAATTTTTAAATTCCTCAAAAATATCACCGTGTTTAATAATTAACATATTTACTCCTAAAAATATTGGAGGTTTCCCTCCAATTAATTATTAAAATGTAAACATTTCTTCAGTTAAATTAACTAAATCTGATTGTTTTACTAAAATAAATCCAAATGTGTTCGACATTTTTTGATGTAATACTAAATCAGCTGGGATTAAACTTAATACATGATTCATCATGTCTTGTTTATATTTACCAAAGAAACAGAATTTTACATCATTTTCATAAATAGCAACTAACATCGCACGTGCAGAACCTTCTTTATGAACACGTAGGTTGTAAGTAGGTTTCATTAATTCAGTTGAACGAACTGACCAACCAGTTCTGTCCAAAAATTCTTGAACTTCAGCCGGAATTTCTGCTTTTGCAGTATATCCTTTTGATTGTTTAATTTTTTGACGAGGTTCAGAAGATACATTAATTTTATTTTTACGACCTTGCATTACTTTAACTGCTTTATTAGTTAAACGCATGTAAGTATTACCATCTTCTTCAAATGTTTCTGCTAATCCTAAATCAACTAACTGTTGATTTTTCTTGAAAAATTTCATTGATTTGCGATCGTTGTCATTAATTGAAATCCAGTTAACCGCGTTCACGAATAATTTTGTGATTTCTTCATCATAACCAAATTCAGCTAATTTAGCGATTTGTTTTTCTGATGGCAAAACAACTTTAACAAAGTTTTCGTGGTGATTTACAGATTTGATTGAAGTAGTCATTTTGTTGTCCTCATTTGTTGTTTTATTGTGGTTATTCTATATCAGAAATCCACAGATGTAAATAGTTATTTGAAAAATTTTTAAAAAGTTTTCAACTTAACTTCTTGTTGATTAACTTTATGTAGCTATAATACCACATTTTTGAAGTATGTAAATAGTTATTTTAAGAAATTTTAGAAAAATCTTTTAAATGATCATTTTTTGAACAAAATACTATTTGAACTTAATAATATAAATAAAATATCTGTTTATAAAAGGAGAAAATCATGGGATTTTAGACAAAAAATCTTATTTTAGAAGAGTTACCAATTAGTAATACTAATGTTAAATGGAAACTTAAAGAAGATGTTGTTTACACGGTAGTAAAAACAAATGAGGTTATTACAGTCCCTAAAGGATTTATGACAGATTTAGCTTAGATTCCTAGAGCATTATGGTTTTTATATGCGCCATTCGGTAGATATTAGAAATCTGCTGTTGTTCATGATTATTTGTATTCAAAACAATATACAACTAGGAAAGAAGCGGATCAAATCTTCTACGAAGCAATGAAAGATGATAAAGTCGCAACTGGCGTCCGTCATTTAATTCATTTATTTGTTAGAATGTTTGGTTGGTATGCATGGAAGCAAAATAAATCTAAGCTACCTAAATAACTTCAAAGGGATCGTATAGATCCCTTTTCTTTTAACAATCTTCTAACGCTTCAATTATCGTTTCGTTTTTAATCCAAACGGATAATGACAAAATCTTTTCTTCTGTTTTTTGAAATTCTTTAATTAATTCAGAATAATTTTGATAAGGTTCATGATTCATTAATCTTAACAGAGCATCTCTGCTAAATTTAGTAATAATAATATCAACTAATCCTGTAAAAATTTCCTTTCCTTTAAGATAACCAAAAACTTGTCGTTCAATGCTTTTATTTTTGTCAATCGCAGTTTTGAATTGCATAGAAGCATTCATCATTTGCAAAGAATACTGGTCTTGAACTTTCTTAATAAGAGTAATGCTAATAGGCAAAGCATTTTCATCTCTGATATCAATCATAATTATAACTCCAAATACACATCAATAAATTTAACTAAATGATCCTTAATTAAACCAACGATTGATTCGTCTGGGCCATTTAAGTACAAACGCATTACAATATTAAACAATTGAGGATAACCAATTTCATTTAAAATTGATTGAGATTCAATTGCATAATCTTTTCTACTATTGCCACGTAATTTATTATAAATGTCAATCGCAGTTTTATACACAAAAGAAAATTGCTTTTTGTAAATAGATTCAAATTTAGCGATTCTGTCTAGCGATGCTTTATCTGTTTCAAATAGTGCTTTAATATCATCAGAAACACCTTCAGCAACTGCTTCCCATAAATTTTTATCAGAACTAACAGAAGATTTTACAGAATGCAAATGAACATACCATGGGCATTTAATTTTAAATACAGGTTCTGCACCTTTTGAATTGTAAACAACATATCCTTCTTGATCTTTTAATTCTTGAACTTCTTTAATCAATTCGTTAATCGTTTCGAATGGGTGATTGTCTACCATATATTGATTAATCGTTTGATCTTTGACTAAATCTTCAAGATCAATATATTCACCGGTGATAATATGTCTTGCATTTAAAATAATAAGTCTAGGTTCTTCATATGTTAATACAACACGGTTATCTGGGGATACCCATTCCATATTAATAGTAATACCATTTTCGGCATACCATTTTAAACATTCAAGTAAAGGTTTACGGCGTTCATCATATAACCATTTTTGAGCATCTAAAACTTGTTGAGAAAATAAAGAACCTTTAGATTTTAAAAACAATTCACCTTTATCAATAAATGAACTGATTAATGAGCCGTCTTCTTTTTTAAAAGCTAAACCGACTTGGTCATCTTTAATATCTTCCGTAAATGGATTTTCAAAAAGATTAAAGAATTTTTTAGGCGGTCTTGCTGCAATACGAATAGGATTATTGTTGTCATCAAGTTCAAACATAATACCGCGGCATTCCAAGGCATCTGGTTTTAACCACTCAGAATAACTTGCAATATAATAAGAAAAAATTCTGAATTTAGATTGCATTGAACTTGTAGCATCTACAAAGAAAAACGTATTGCTATCATCAGAACATAAATTCATTAAATTATCAAATAATGATTTGATAGTTTTTTGATCTTTTTTAGTTAGTTGCATGCTGAATATTCCACTTTGGTTTAAATTTTTTAATCATTCTTTTTTCTTCTTCTAACAATGTCTAAACAATAAGTTCATTATTATCAAAATCTTTAAAAGAATGCTAAAAAATTGCTTGTTTATAATAAACCTTTATATCATAACCCTGTTTTATGGCTTCTGTTATTAAAGATGTCTTTTTAACATTAGATGAATTACCAGATACCCAGTTAATAGCATTTCTATAGGTATCCCAACGTTTTCTCCATCGTTTTGTTTTACCAATATAAACCAGTTTATCGTTGATGTAAATAGCATAAACCTAATTTTTTGCATCATTATCATTTATTTTTAATAAACCATATTGGTCCAACTAAACATCAGTCAAAAACTAAAATCCAATTTGTTTTAATTGTTTTAAATTAGTCTACATCGTTTTCCTTAACTCTTAATAAGTAAACAAACAAATCTTTTTTGTTAAAACAAAATGTGATCTTGCCATCAAAATTGGTTATACCATTACGTTTAAAGTAATCGACAACTTCAAAAATATAATTACGAATTTTTGGATTAACTTCACTAGATAACTTATTATAATTTGATAATTTAAAAGTTTGTAAAGTTAGTTTATCAGTATAGTTTAATTCATACAAAAATGGTCGTTCAGGATCTACTTTTGTAGAATAATTATCTGATATATAATTTAGAAGATTTTCTACGCTGTTAATATAATCAATAGGATTACATGTAGGGGCAAGTTCTTTAAATGGAGCAAATGGTATACGATCTTTTTCATCAAGCCTAAAATTAATTTCATCAACAATAGCACTTGTATATAAAATAGAATCATCTTCTAATTTTAAAAATTTTTCTAACATCATTCTCTCCATTTTATAATTTCATAATCGTATTCTTTTAGAATAGTTTCATATATTTTACAAAATTCTATATGTTGACTAACTATTCGTTCATCTCTTAATTGCATTTCCGTTCTTTTACGATTACGGGCTAAACAAACATCTAACGGTGTATCTAACAAAATAACTTTAAAATTATATCCGTTGTCTTCAGCCAATTTCTTGTAATATTTAAGATGTTTTTCTGATAGATGAATATTTGAAACAATAATATTCCTAGAATCTTCTATTAGTCTGTTGATAATATCTTTTCTAATTTTAGTAACCAATTTTTCATTTAATCTAAAATCGTATTTATCCCAATGATCTATTCCAAATAAGCTTCTTCTGATATCATCATTATTAACATTTGCAAAATCAAAATTTTTTGTCAAAAACTTAGAGTAAAATGTTTTTCCGGAGCCAGATATACCAACCGTAATCCAAAATTTATTCAATCCCAAGTTCATGTTCAATTTCCTTGTTGATAATGTTTATAATATCTTTAATTAAAAAATATGAAAAGTATTCTCGCTCTTTGAAATTATACTCTAATAACCCATTTCTGTATGTTCTTATTTGATAACCCCCATCAAAAAGAACTATTAAAAAATAAAAGTTAAAAAAGAACGGGCTTGAACAAATAAATCCAAGCCCGTTTTGATATTCAAAGTGGATATCATATTCTTTAAGTAAATTCAAATCTCTTTTGATGTCATTTATCATTTTGATGTAATTTACTATTTTCTGATAACTCATTTTGTTTTTGTATAATACTGATAAGTGAATTCTAATAATTTATGAGTTGATCAATAGATCTACCATAAGATTTTAACACAAATGAATCCTAAGATTTTTCATTAATATCATTTAATGCTAAATTAGGTTTTTCTGGAATTTCTACTATAGGACAACTATAAACAGGAACCTTCACAACTTGTACTTCAGGCTTCTATGTACACTAAATACATCCTAATAATACAATCTAAAATAAAAATATTAACTTTTTCATTTCCAGTTTCCTTTAATGTCTAAAGCATGATGTTTCAGAATGTTAATATCTTTCTTACAATCATTAGTAAATTCAACTTTTTCCCATTTATCCTTTGATAATGAATCTAATTTATTTTGTTGATTTAAAATTGTAGTAGTTGCTTTCGCAAGTTCTGTTTCTTTTTCTAATGATTCTTTTTCCCATTTATTAATCTGCTCTACTCTAAATTTTTCAATTTCTTCAAGCTTAGATATTTTTAATTTAGCATCTTTAAGCTCATTAGAAACGTCTAGAACACGAGAATTCAATGAGCTAATGGTAACCTATTGTTGATAATTAAAATATCCCTATACACTTAATAGAAGTGCTAAAACAGCTAAAATAAATTTAGTGTTCTAAATTAAAAAGTTCAGCACAGTTAAACTCCTTTTTGTTTAAGATAATCTTTTTTCTTTAACACATTTTTTGCATACGTTTTTGCAGCAGGAATTTTATATCCGTTTAATCCGCCGTTATAACAAGATAACATATTCTGGTTATTAAACTTATGGATTTTTGACAAATGAGATTTACATTCACCTAATTGGGCAGACGCATGTTTAACCTCATAATCAACAGAATTTAATAATTTATTTTTAACGGTAGATCTAGAAACAAAACCAGAGTATCTAGAATCTTTAATCTTTTTCCATTCTTTTTCTCTATTCACAACAGTGCTAACTTGATTATGAAAATTTCCAACAGAGCCTCCACCGATTTTATTCTTTCCCGCAGATGATTCATGCCAAACAATCGCAGCACATAAATCCCCATTAACACCTTTAGAATTACATTTCTGTTTAACATGTTTTAATACATTAATTTGGTCTTTTGAAAATTCCCAGTCTTTTGGGTTATTGTGATTAGACGCATGCACGTTAAAAGTAATTAAACTAGCAATTACAATTAAACATTTCGATAGTAACCTTGAGGACATTATCCTTTATTCTCCTATTATAGTTTAAAAGAAGTTTCGCCAGAACTTCTTATACAAAATAAATATTATTCTTTGCTCTAGTGACTGCTACATATAATAATTGATAATAATTATCAACTAATCTAGCTTTATCAAAATCATTTTGGTAGACAAAGCAATTATCTAAACTAACACCTTGTGCTTTATGAACAGTAGATGCAAAAATAGGTTTAGTTTCAACAAAGAAATTTTTGTTTGCCCACCATTCTTTCCACTCTTGGCCTAGTCTAATATAAGGTTGTTTTTTCTTTCTTAATTTTAATTGTGAAGCTTCGCAATGCATTTTAAAATTAAAATCGCCGATATCTTCATCAGAAATGATATTAATAAAATGAGAACAACTAGTATCTAAAGATAATACTTCAATATTATAATATTTAACCTTTATTTCATCTTTTGACTCAGGAAAGAAAAAATACTGGTGTTTTTCTTTAATATTAAGAACCTTTAAAATTTCTCCGTTATCAAAAACAGATTCGTTATCGTTCATTACTGCTTGTTGTAATACAAGTAATTCACCTTTTACTATTTGATCATCAGTTTTGTAAATAACTCTTCTAATAATATTATTAAGCTCATTAACTTTATTATTAGTGTAAGCAATAATTCTATTATCAATAGCATCATCAGCAGATTTAACAATACTTAAGTATTTGTCTAAAAATTCTTGTTCAGTATTAAACCCAAAGATTCCATTTTTCCCATCATTTGATGTTACTAAATTATTTTGCACTCGTCTACGAATATTATCACCTTGTTCAATAATTGGTGAACCAGACGATTGTCTCATGATTTTAGTTAACTTTATTTGAGTAAAATCTTTGTGAGTAAAGAACAATGAAATTGACTCAGAATTCACCGGTGCTAATTGATAAGGATCTCCTAAAGCAATAATCCGTGTATTCATTGGAAGTTTTTCATAAATGATTTTAAATAACTTCTCGTCAATCATTGACACTTCATCAATAACTAAAAACAAAATATCTTGTAATTTAGGAAGGTCATCACCACGTTGAGTAAATTCTGTTCGGTCTTCTTCAAGATTAGGCAGAATTCTAAATAATGAATGGACAGTAAATGCATCTCGACCAGAACTATTTGCTAATACTTTTTTAGCTTGGTGTGTAGGAGCAGATAACGCAATCTTTGATGAATCATATAATGATTCTAAAATTTTTAATAAAACTTTAGTCAAAAATGTTTTACCTGTGCCAGCAGGGCCAGAAATGCAAACAGAATCCCTTGTGTTATACAAAATATTGATAGAGGTAACCAACGCAGCTCGTTGGTCCTCATTTAACTGCTTGATATCTGTTATGATTTCCTCAAATACCTTATCAGAACATTTCTGTTTAAGCTTTTGTAAAATAAATTGAATATTACTCATAACGAACTTTTAATAAAATATCGAAAATTGCTTCAGCTACTTCACGAGTTTCTTTTAACTGATTTACCATACACTCTTCATGTTTACTTTTAGCAACATTATAATTTAACGATTTAGCTAAATCTTTGATTGCAGAAAATTCTACTGTTTTTGATTTAAAACAAATACAATGCGAAATAGGTGATAACATTGTGTAAACTGTTGTTTGTGTAATTGGGTCAAACACATTAACAGATGATCTATTTACAAAAACCACGATATCTTCATTATTTCTAAATAAATCATTACAAAAATCTTCGACTTCTGATACTAATGTATCTCTAACTAAATTAAATTCAGCTACGATTTTTTGTTGTCTGATTTTTGCAGTTTGTTTAGATTTTTGATTTCTGCGGTATTTAACGATTAAGTCTGTAATAAATTCCCAACGATTATTTACTACAGCTTTGCAACCACATGGTGAAACTTCAGTTGCATCGAAAAAATCTAATACTAAATCACGTTCTGTTTTCATTTTAAAATCCTCATTTGTTGTTTGATGTAGCTATAATATCAAGAACAAATGAGGATGTAAATAGATTTTTTGAAAATTTTTAAGATTTTTTATAAACTTTCTGGATCTACTTCATCATTTAATGGTAATTCTTCTAAACCAAGAGCATAACGTTTAGCATAAATAATCATCAATGCATCTTTCGCAATATCATGTAAACTATTATGTTTAACAAATCCTTGGAGAATACCTTTTCTTAATGGAGTAGTTGTTCGTTTATCATCAAGTAATAAACCAGAAATAACAGATCTGATATCTCGTTGGTTCCAAAATCTGCACGGTTCATATTCAAAAGTATCTTGATTATATTTTTGAGCTAAACTATGAACCAGTAATGGGAAATCGAACGACATTCCTCTACAAAAACCTAATGAAGTTTTTTGGTCAATTCCGTTTGATGTTAGATATAAACTAAATTCATCAAGAGCATCATTAAGTTTTACTTCGGTTCCGTTTGTAACTAAAACTTTTTTAGCTTCATCGGATTTACCTTTCCACCATTCAATAACTTTAGGATCAGTTTTACGACCTAATTTAAGTTGATCTTTTACATCAAGTTTCCATTGTTTACCAGCTTTAACTAAATCCATAAATTTTGGTGGGGCTTCTACTTGGTCTAAATCAACAACTAAACAACTGATATCAAGAATTACACCATCAGGAGATTTACCTAACGTTTCAGTATCAAAAATAAATGATTTCATGCAGGAAGCCCTTCTTTTAATTGTGGTAATTTAAGACTTTTCCAAAATTCCATAAGTGAAAATTGAGATTCCAAATAATCCCATTTATAAACATCTTTTGAAACCTGAGTTTCGATAGAATAAAATTTACCTTTTTGATAAACACAGCAACAAAATTCTAAATTATTTTCCGTGTTTTTAAAACCATTTTTATAATATAAAACAATAGTTCTAGCGCCTTCTGTAGGCAAATACTTTAAAGGTGATTTCCATTTAGCTTGCATATTAATAGTTCCGTTCTTGACGAGCAAAATTTTCTTTATTTTTTAGGTAATAAAGAATAAACATTTCTTTTGGATCAATACCTAGTGCTAATAGCTTATTGATATAAAAATGTAGGGCGTCTATGATTTCAAATTTAAGTTCTTTTTGTTCAAAATCACTTAAGCTAGAAATAGGTTCATTTCTGATTTCATTATATTTAGCTTTCCATTTTTTCCAAATTGCAGAGCGATCTTTTTCCGGTTTTTCCATACCAGCAATAGCTTCAACTAATTCGCGGTGTTCATCGCGTAAAGCTAATTCTTGATCTTCCATCCAATCATATAATTGGCCTTTGGTTTTAATATCTTCAATTTTAGGAATACGACCTAATGAATCAGCAAGTTTATCTTGTAATGATTTTTGCATACCAAATAGAACACATAACGGATCGCGACCTGCGATTAATTCACGTTCATATTCTAATTTTGCTTTTTCATAATCTTCTTTATTAATTAAAGAAGCACAACTATTAAATTCTGACATTATACTTTTCTCCATTGTTTAAATCTAAGTTGAGCCATTAGACCATTTATAATATTATCCTTAAGATAATCATTAACTTCTTTTTGACTAATATGTTCTTTTGTAATCAGGTCATTAATATCTTTTGAGGACCATTGAGTTTTATCAAATAACACAATGTTCTCATTATTTTCTACGGCTTTTTCAATTCTTTTTATAGTATGTTCTGCATAAGGTTCATTATCCCAACACCATACTCTATTTTCTTTTTTAATCGGGATTTCATCGAAATTTAATGAGCCGCCTGTAATAGCGATTGCATTATCTATAAACAAAGAATCTACAATACCTTCAACCAAAAATACTGTTTTATTAATATCAACTTTATCTAAGCCAAAAATTTTATTTGCAGTATCAAATTCTTTGATTGTGATATACTTATTTCTAGGGTTATCTTCTAATGATCTACCTTGAATAGCCGTCCATCTTTTATCAAAATCCTTTATAATCATCACTAATCTGTACTCAGGTTTAGGATCTTTATATGATTCTGGTTGAATTGCATGAACTAATTCTTGCCATTTATTCGTAAACCAAAAGTAATCATAAAATTCTTCAGGAATTTGCCTGTTCTTAATATATTTTACAATAGGATGCGATTCGGGTAATTCTTTAACGCATTTACAATATTTTCTTACTTGTATTTCTATATTAGATTTTTCTGATACTTTTAATGAATTACCATGTTCTTTTGGTATTTCTAGTTTAGGTTGATCATTAGGCTTATTTTTATTATATTTTTGAAACATCAGTTCTTTGAATATTTCTGGATAATAATCTTTACAAAATGAAGTAAAATTTGAATGATGGCCGCAGTTGAAACAACCCACTAATAAAGTACCATCTTTTTCATTTACCCAAAATCTTGCTTTTATTTTAGATTTCTGACTGTCGTGGCATAGTGGGCACCGACAATTAATTTTCAATGGGCTCCACCGAACTAGTCTATATCTATCAAATGTAGAACATACTTCTATTGCTTTTTGAATTTCAAAAAATAAATTATCGTTCATAATAATTAAAACAAAAGTCTATCATATAATAATTATACAATAGACTTTATTAAAAATTACTTATTTTATTTAGAATCTTTGACATCTTCAGATTCTTTAATCTTTTTCTTTCTACCAATAGGTTCTGGGCCTTTATTTACAATTGCACCAGAATTTGTTCCGGAAGCAATATTCTAAGGATTCCCGCCAGCATCGCCAGCTACAACTTCTTCAACTAATTGTTTTAACTATTTTACCATTGTATTTCTTCCATACTTGATCGTTTTTCTTGTGATGTTTGAAGCTTATTTTGTACAACTTGTTTTTCAAGTTTTGTACTAGTTTCTTCAATTTTATTTTGTTGTGAATTTACTTGTTGAGTTTCACATTCAAAATATTTTTGTTTAGATTTCGATACACCTAAAATAAAATGAGAATTCTGATTTCTATCAGCATATCTAGATTTAAGTTGTTTAACCATTTGTTGACCTTGTAAAGCTAATTGCTCTGTTTCAATTAACGCCAAAATCATATCAGCGGTCATTGCTTGACCGGTAGATTCAGAAATTGCTTCTAAACCAAAATCAGAATTTTCCCATGAACCTCTGTTAGTTTGAGTAGCAGACCAAACGACACAATTTTGTTCTACAGCTAATCCACGTATTTCTTCAGAAATTGCTTTAACTAAAGCATAGCTGTTTTCAGCGCCAGATCTAATTCTTGAGGATGCGCAAATACCCAAATAGTCTACACAAATTACATCCGGAACAAAATTTTTCTTTAATGATAATTCATTTAATAATGTTCTAAAATGGCCAACATGAGCACTTGATGTAGGATATTCTTTGATGAATAATTTACCAAGTTTTTTAGTATTCTATAAATTGCTAAAACGATCTAAAAATGTATTTTTTGTTAAAGTTTCAAAATCTTCTAACGATACGTTTAAAATATTTGCATCAATACGTTTACCAACAACTTTTTCAGACATTTCCATCTAAATATATAAAACATTATATCCTTGTTGTACATACTGAGACGCCATATTAACAAGCCAGATAGATTTACCAACATTAGTTCCAGCCATAACAAGATTTAATGTTTTTCTTTCAACACCGCCATTTGTAATTTTATTTAGGATGTCTAATTGGAATGGAATTTTATCTACTTTTTGAATATAAGACTGATATCTAGATTCTGCATCGTTAAAATAGTCCATACCAATAGAACTATCAAATGATACCTATAAAGCATTTTTAAGAATATCCGGAATAGCTCCGATATCTTGAATTTTAGATGATCTTTGTGATTCGTCCTTTTTAAAATTTTCTTGGATTATAATAGACTCTGAAAGAGCATTAAAAATTGCTTGTGATTTACAAAATTTTTCTGTGGTATCGATTAACCATTGCAAGTTATTTGTTTTTTCTTTAAAAGAAGAAATAGTTTCTTTTACAGAATCATGATCTGCAGTATTAATTCCAGTTTTAGCAGCTAAATCAATTAACAAAGATTCTTTACTTGGCATTTGTTTATATTTCTCATAATAAGAATTAAACAAATCGAAAATAATCTTTTCTTGATTGGAATTAAAATATTCTCTTTTTAGGAAAGGCCAAACAGTTTTCTAATAATCTTTATTAAAGCATAGATTTTCGAAGATAAGATGTTGTACCATTTTTGTCCTTGTTGAATTTCTTTATTAATTAAACTTTGAACAGCTGTTCTGATTTTTAAATCAAATTCTGGAGTTTTTGATCTTTGGTCAAAACAGATATAAGATAAATCCAATTTACCGTTCACGTATTTCATATCAATAATATAGACATTAATGCCATCTATAACTATTTTATAAGAGGAGCGTTCCAGCTCCCCTATATAATTTTGTATTTCTTGAAATGATAAATTATTCATCTTCACTTACAAGTTCATCTGCTTCTGATGTTGAAAATGTAGGAGCATCTAGTAAATAATGTTTTTCTACTGTTTCTTTGAAGTATTCATCATTTAACATAGGTTCCCAAAATTCTTTGCAATCAGCTTCTTTACGACGCCATTTTTTATCTTCTGGAACAAGTTCACCTGTGTTTTTATCTAAAAACATTCTTGAATAACTTACCGCAGAATTTTTGTGAATGAATCCTAATTCTAAAGCTAAATCAAATAAACCGGAATATTTATTAATACCTTTATCAAATGTTACTGTTAATGGTAATTTTGACCCTTCTTTAATAAATCTTGATTTTTCTGCTTTTAACGTGAAATTATATCCAACAAGCTCCGTACCTTCTTTTTCTTGGGCTTTAGTTACAAATAAAACTGTATTAGAACTGTACATAACGCCAGTGCCTGAGGTCATTACCGTTTTTGAAAACATTTCCATCGTTTGAATAGTATGATTAATCGCTACCATCGGAATATTTTTCAAGGTTAAATGAGGAGTAATAATACGGAATAAGCTCTTAATTTGTTTAGCACGCCCCATATCAGCGACGCTTTTTTGATCTAATGCATCATCTGCTTCTTTTTTAGATGCAAGGTTACCGATAGAATCCATAAAGATAATAACGTGATCACCTTTTTGAATTTCATCTAATTGAGCAGTTAATTCAAATTTTGCTTCTTCAACATTTAACACAGGAATGTGAATAACTCTTTCCGGGTCAATTCCCGCATTTTTGAAGTACTGTTTAGATGCGCCGAATTCAGAATCTACAAATAAACAAACGGCATCATCGTATTTTTTTAAATACGCCGCGACCATTACAAGACCAAGCATTGATTTAAAATGTTTACTAGGGGCTGCTAAAACAGTTAAACCCGGTGTTACACCTTCGTCAAACTTACCAGTTAAAGCCAAATTAATTAAAGGAACTTCTGTTGGAATTTTGTCAAACTAAAATAATTCCTGTTCAGCAAAAACTGCTGTTGATTTTAATGTACTTCGTTTTAAAAGTCGTTCTTTTAAACTCATAATAATTTTTCCTTTATGTTATACCAATCTTTTACATTATACACAGAACTATAATAATTTAAACTTGGCATTTTATCTCTTTTACCTCTAGCTAGGAAAAATGTTTTAGGTTGTCCAGTCATATCATAAAACATTTTGTATTCTTCATTAAATGTATCAATATGATGAGCGAGGTCATCAACATACGCGATAATTCTATTTCCGTTTTCAATCTCTGACCCAATAATTTTTCTAAATGCGGCAGATTTATCATTATCAGTTAAATGAATTTCAGAAAATACACCTGGAAATAAAACATTTAGATTATAAGATCTATTCTCTAAAGCAGTATCTGTATTATCCAACGCAGTAACTGCGATGACTTTATATTCATCTTTGTTTAATGAATTTAAAACATCTAGAGCATCATTATAAGCAGTTAAATAGCGAATCCAATTAGAATTATGGTATTCATGTTTAAGTTTTCTAGCTCGTTCTGGTGTGCATTTAAAGAGATCTTTTGTATGGATAAATTCCTCGGTGCGTTGACACTTTAAAATTTCAGACAAATCAATACCTTTTTCTTGGGCAAAAAATGGTAACATGGAACTCCACATGGAAATAACTCCATCTACATCTGTAATGATAACTTTTTTCATTTATACCTCTATAAATTAAGGAAGCATTTGCTTCCTTACATATTTTATTTTAATTTACCAACAGATTTAACTTGCTTCTTACTGCGTTCTTCTTTTTCTTTACGAATACGATCGAAATGTTCATGAGCAGTTTTTAAACCATTTGCTAAAGAAAGTTGTTTAAAGGATTCATCTTTAGCTTTTAAAGTTGGATCTTTAAACACTAAAGCTCGTTTAACTAATTTAGCAATTTGTTTATCTAAACGACTAACACGAATTTTACGTTCAACAACATCAATCCATTTACCTTTCACTAATGTTTTATTAGTGATCTCTTTAAATTCTGTGACACCAGATGAAACATGAGTGCTACGGCTTGGTTTAGCTGGAATATTTTTAACTGCTTCTTTTGCAACTTCATCATTTGGGTGTAATTTTAAATGACGTTCTAAATCACGTTTTTTATTTTTTGCAAAACGGTTTTCTTTTTCATAAACTTGAAAACGAGCTTTTTTGTTAGTTGATGCTTTTAATTTTGCCATTTGTTGTTCCCTTATTATTTAGTTTCGGTTTGTTCTACTGGTGCTAAAAACGCGAGTTCTTTTTTCAAGAAAGTAACTACAGAATGATGTAAACGTTTAGCATGTGCTAAATGATACATTGCAGAGTAGTTAGAACCAGTGAATTCCGGTAATGAATATAATACACGTTTAGTTCCAGCAATATTATCAACTGCATAAGATAAAATATCAATTACAGAATTTCCTTGATCTTTAGGCCATTCTTTATCGTAATGTTTACGTTGTGCAGTTAATGCGTCTTTAATAATTTTGCGAACTTTTTCTTGTGTTTCGAAAGTCGGAGCATTTGGTCGTTCTAAATCAATATATGACATTTTATTTTCCTTTTAATTTATTCTTGAATATAACGTGCGCCAATATTTTTCCAATAAACATATGAAAATTGACGCTTTTCTTTTTCAGTAATTTTTTGTCCATTTACGATACGAGGATCTTCAATATTTGAAGCATGACCGCCTAAAGGAAATACAACAAAATCACCAACATTTAATTCTGAATCTGGTACTAAAGAACCTTTCGACACGACTTTAGCATATCTAGGCAATGCTTTAGAAAAATCCTGTTTTTGTGTTGAAATTACAATACCAGAATCAGTAGTTTCTTCTAAATTATCAGGATGAACTGCAAATGTTTCTAGAACAACAAATTCACCGATAGCGAGGGGAACAATATGAAATTGTTTGTCTGACATAATAACCTTTAATAATTTAAGGGTTAATAAAACCTGGGAATAAATCCCGGAACCTAAAATCCAATTAAGGATTTAAAATAATTTTATCAATCAAATCATCAAATTTAACTTCCATTACATCTTCTAGGGATGATAAATTAAATGATCGCCATGCTTTTTTATCTAAATCAAAATACTTAAACACATTTAAATTAATCGGTTTTTGTTCTGGTTCTGATTTTTCTTTCGGTAAAGCATTATTTGCTTCCATTACTGCTTGATCTAAGCAGCCAACAGAATCGCGAAGTGTTCCGTCTTTTTTGTAAAATCTAAATGAAACATTACCATTTAAAAATAAGCCAGATAAATGTTTACGTACTTTAGTTTTTTGAGCTTCTGTTAAGCTATCATATTTATTTGTCATAAGTCAACCTTTTCTACTTTAACACCAGATTCTTCTAGAATCTGCTTCCATGATAAATCCTGTTGGTTTGGATTATCATATTCTTTATAATAATATAATTTTTTAATCCCAGCAGAACTAATAATTTTAGCGCAATCAGTGCACGGAGCTAATGTACAATACATTTCTGAGTCTTCAAGTGAAATACCGAGTCTTGCTGAATTACAAATTGCATTTAACTCTGCATGTAATTCATTGATTTTAGACCATTTAGAATGGTCTTGACGGAATACTTGATTTAATGTACCGTCGTCATTTAACCATCCCTTGGTTTCGCAATAATCGCAGCAATTAATTCTACCATGGGCAGTACCGTTAATACCAGTTGAAATTACACGGTTATCTTTAACAATTAAAGCACAAACTTTATGGGAAACACATTTTGATAGTCCTGCCATCGATAATGCCATCGAAATAAAAGTTTGTTCTTTTGTTAACTTATTCATCGTAATTAAATTCCTTTAAGAATGTACTATGACCTAATGATTGAAGCAACTCAATAACATCATTAATTGAAAAATCCCAAACGTTTTGATAAAATGAATAATTTTCGGTTTCAATTTTTAACATATCTGTATTAGGGTCATGCCAAATTTTTACTTCTGTATTGTTTTCTTTATCAATGGATTTTTGAATATTTTCAATTAACTTATTTGCAACTTCATCTGTCATTTCAACAACTTTATCTTCCATTTATTTCCTCATTATAAAAAGGAGGGTTTCCCTCCTTTACTTTTAAAATGAATAACGATCTGAACCTAATGTTTGTAGCATCACAGACATCGGAGTAAATGCTTCCAAATTAGTTAAGTTTTTCAACACAGCTGGGCTATAACCAGAAACTTGACAAGTACCTTTATCGTTAATATTAACTGTCATGTTATTACCACGACCAGCTAAATTCCAAAAAACTAATTGAGGCATTTCATAACCAGCTTCTGTATAACGACGTTTAATCATAGTTAACGCACGATCATTTGAATTGCGGGTTGCGGAGTTAAATTCCATATCAGAGAAAATAACAATTTTAGTTGGCATTTCCGATTCTTTAATAGAATTTTTAACAGCTGCATTTAATACTAAATCAAACACTCGTTCTAGGTTGGTTGACATATCCCAATTTTGTCGAGCAATCCAATCAAATTTATTTTTGATGTCTTGGAATTTTTTGCCTTTCATATCAACGAAAGCTGGATTACTTGAGAATGTAATAAATTGTTCTTGGAAGATTCCTTTATTACGTTCTGACAAATATACACCTAGACCCATTGCAATTTGCATACAAGTCATATTTGTATTACCTGCTTGAGTTGTCATTGAGCCAGATACATCAATTACAGGTAACCAACGTTCAGTTGAATTATCAAGATAATCCGGTAATGAATTCCACGCATTTTGCAAATATGTTAATTGAGTGCTCTCAGAACGAGAAGTTTGCTCAACTTGATATACAATTTCACCTGGGGTTAATTGTGCTGCGTTAAGTTTAGTTTCACCTTTAGCCACTTTATTTTGGAATTCTTCGTAATTAAAAGTATGACGTTCAAAAGCACGACGATAACGCATCATTGCAACAGATGGAACATTTTCGAATTTAATTTTATCCCATTCTTTCATACACATTTGTTGTTCAACAGTTTTTGATAATTGAACTACAAGTTTACGATATTGTTTAGGTGATAATTTTAATTCATTACGTAGCATTACAGCAGTTTGACCTTTTCGAGGCATATATTTAGCTAATAATGAAAAACGTTTTTCTTTTAATGCATTGGTTAATTCAATGATGATCAAATCAACAATACCCGTTTTAAATGCAGAAAATTCTTCTTTTGAAAAAGTGTTTTCATAAAGATAAATTAAATCTTTATAATAACCAACTTCAGGCAATTTAGCGGCTAATGCTAATGCAAATTTTAAATCGCTTCCAGCATATTTTAAAATTAATTTACGGATAGGATCGCGATGACCTGCACCACCACGACAATCACGTGCCCATAAAAATAAACGGCCGGTTAATACAGGATCTGTTGTTTTTGCAACTTCAATTTTATGATTGTTATATTCAAAATTGAAATTACGATTACCAATAATACCGAACAAATCCAAAAGTTCGTTGCCGGATGTTGCTAGAGTTGGCATACCATTTTGGGTATATACTGTTGGAGTTGCAGTTAATGCTTGAAATAATGCTGACATAATTTTATCCTTCTTGTTTGTTTATCGGAAATTGAGATTTTTATTTTAATCTGTTTTGATTAAGAATAACTTTTATTTATCACTTACATACCATTTAATAGTATCTTTTAACATAGCAACGAATGAGGCTCGCGATTCATATCGTAATTTATCAGACGAGTATCTATCTTTTGCAATTTTAATAACTTCACCAATTTCTTCATTTGTTAAAGTTTTGTTAATTAGATTTTGCGATAACAAATATTTTGATAATTTATAAATTCGATTAAATTTAAATCGATTATTAAAATGTTCTTTAGCTCGTCGTTGCTTAATAAGTAATCGTAATTTATGTGCTAAATAAGAATAGTTGATTACAGAATTAACAGAAAAAGAATAATCATTTTTATATGTTGTGGATAATCGTAAATAATTATCTTTGAAATAATCTAATAACTCAAAATTTTGCTTAATTTTTGCGTTTAAAATTTCATAAACATTAAAGTATTTCGACTTTTTCAAAAATAAAACGGCTTCTTCAAAATTAGTTAGCTTACTGAATTCGATTGGACTGAATCCTAATTTTTGAAGAATTCTATCAAAAGAACTATCAATTAAAATTGTAATAGGTTCTTCTTTGCGACCTTTTAGATTAATATATTCTTTTTCTAAAAATAACCCTTTATTACTAAATTTTAAACCAAGTGTTTTTGCGGTTAAGCTTAAAAATACACATAATCCACCGTAAGAAAAATATTCAGCTTGGAATAATGGATTATCACAGTAATTCAAGTCAACTTGGAATTTAAATGATGTATCTAAATCTAATTTAACTTCGCAAAGATAATGAACTGAATTACCATTTGTTCTTTTGTCAATAATATTCAAAAGACCTGTATCTTGTTCAAATAATGTTTTATCATCACATTTTAAAAATACATCAACATCACCATAACTTTCTTTTCTAAATGTTTTTGGAAAATAAGAATTATGTAAACCAATTAGGTTCATATGTTTAGCAACTACATTTGTAGCAAAAATATATCCAGCTTCAGTCATTCTAGATAAACCTTGAAATGCTTTACCACCCATTTTATTTTCCTTCTAAACTTTTTGTTAAAAATTCAATAACTTCTTTGATTTGTTCTCTTGATAAAGTATATTCAGTCATACTAAATAATGCGTTATCTACCCAACATGAATCACAATCTTCTTCCTGGAGAGCAGTCACTAAAATAGAACCATTTTCTAATTTTTCAAGAGTCAATTTTTCACGTATATCTTGTTTATATTCGTTTTCAAGTTCTAAAGTAGTCAATTTTTAATCCTCTAATTTTTCAGATAGAAATTTAATCAAAGAAGCGACTTGTTCTTTTGGAAGAGTAAACGATGCTGTAACAAAAGCTGGGTCGTCTGGTGATCCCCAATCAGGTGTTTCATATTCAATAGACAATTCTACAGAGCCATCCTTAAATTTTTCAAGAATAAGTTCTTCGCTATCACCTGTAAATTCTAATGTTTCCATAATAAAAATTCCTCATTTGTTGTTTTGATGTATCTATAATACCAAAAACAAATGAGGATGTAAACTATTATTTTAAGAATTTATAAAATTATTTTTGAACAGCTTGCGGCATATTCGGTAAATTAATAAATGGCATCATAGTACCTTGAGGCAAATATGTTGGCAATTTACCATCCCAACGTTTTGCGGTTTCAAGAGCAACAAGTTCTTGATTCTTAGCAAGTGCATCTGCCATTGCTTTTACATTTGCAGCTTCAGCTTCCCCTTTAACTTTAATTGCATGAGCATCAGCATCTGCTTGAACAACTTTTTGTTTAGCTTCACCTTCAGCTAACGCTAATCTTGCAGCGGCTTCACCTTCAGCTCTTGCTTTTTGAGCGCGTGCTTCTTCCATTGCAATTCGAGTTTCACGCTCTTTATTTCTGATTTCAACATCTTTATTAACAGAAGCTTCAATACGTGCTTCATACTCTTTTGAGAAATTAATAACAGATTGAACATCAGTAATAATTAATGGATAACCTTTAAACGCATCTTGAATACCAGATCTTAATGCTGCGCCAAATTCACCACGATTTTGAATTGCTGTTTGAGCGGTATATTTAGAAAATACGATTTCAAGTTGTTGACGAACTTTAGGTGACAACAAAGTGTTAATCATGTTTTCTGTTGTTTTGTATCGTGTATAAACTTGTTCAGGATCGTGAATCTGGTAAGTAACAGTTAAAGCAACAGTTGCGGTTTGTTGGTCTGCTGTGTATGCAGACAATCCAGAAATTACATCACCACTAGTTTTATCAAAATCACCAAAATCTACTTTAGCTTCGCGTGTACTGAAAAATGTAACATTTTCAACTGGTGATTTAAAATTTAATCCAGATGTTTTTTGGTCAACGATTTCACCGTATTTGGTAACAATAGCTGTCTCGCCAGCATCTACAGAATAAATCGATGAACCGATTGCAAAAATAGCGACAATAGCCAGTAGCACAAAAGAAATAATTGATACGTTTAATTTGTTCATTCATTGTCATCCTTTTTAACGATTTTGTGTTTTTTGAAAAATTCCATAATACCATACATAATCACGGCGCCTAATATCATTGCTAAGTAATTCATATTATCCTCAGTTAAGTAAAACAATTAACTTATTTGTTGCTTCAATTAATCGAAGCTTTTTATGTTCAGGTAAATCATTACCTTTAATATAATTGGTGATAATAGATTTTATTGAGGAAACTTCAACACTATCTTTTACACCATTTGAAATAAGTCCATTGATATTTTCTGATGGAATACCTAATGGATTATTAAAAACTTTTGCTTCTTTATTTTGATTCATGATTTACCTCAGGCAATGAAAGATTTTTGTTTAACATTTTGTTTACTTTATGAATTGTAAATCCATTATGAATCAAAATGTCTTGAATTGAAATATTTGTTTCTGTTAAAATATCTTGATTACTTAACAGAAAGTTATTCCAAATTTTTTCACGAATTTCTTCAAGTTCAATCGGTTTAAAATTAATATTTTCACAAGAGCAGTTAAAATATTTCCATGACTGAATACTTAATTTATCACCGTGAATATGTCCATGGATATTAAATCTACCACGTAATTGATCTGGGTGAATAGGAGCATGAGTCAACCACATACCGGATTTATGTTTAAACATTCCGTGAATATCTTTAAAGTATTTTAAGTATTCTGAAATATGTAGTCGTTCCGTGCAATGATTTCCTAAAATCAAATGTTTAACGCAGTTAATTTCATTTAATAAAGGTAGCGTTTCTTTAGTAAAACATGTATCACCTAAAATCCATAATGTATCACGAGGCCCAACAGTTTTCTGAATCTGAGAAATAATAAATTCATTATGCGATTCTAAAGTTTTAAATTGGTCACCATATTGTTCGCGATACTTCGGAATGTTTCGGTGACCAAGGTGCAAATCGGAAATAAAATATACTTTTGACATAAGTCCTCCTGTTTATATCAATTTAATGAAAAAATTTTAAAAATAACTTAAAATTTCTATTTACATCAACTGATAAAAGTAGTATTATATCTACAACAAAAACAAATTAACTTAACAACAAAACAACTAGGAGTTCAATATGAAAAACGTAAAATTTAATGATAACCGCAGTTTATTAACAAAAATTGCAGATCTCTCTGAAAAGGTATCAGTTCTTCTGTACAAATACAGATACTTAATTTTTATTTTATTAGCATTAGGTGCCGCTGGGTATTTTGAAATGGAAGATCAAATCTGTAAAAACCCAGAATCTTCTCAATGTATCGAATACCACAAATCTCAAAAATAATAAATAACTAAAATTAAATAATAAAGGCAGATGGCAATAAGTTATCTGCCTTTAATTTTATGAGGTGATTATGGCTTTTAAACTAACAGAACAAAAGTTCAACAAATTATATCCAAAAGCATTGCCCGGAATTTATCAAGAGATCATTTAGAATGTACAAAAAGCTGGTATTTAGACCGATAATCAGTTAGCCATGTTTATTGCTCAATGTGCCCACGAATCAGCTGGTTTTTAGAAATTTTAGGAAAATTTAAATTACTCTTCTGATGGTTTAAGAAAAACGTTTCCAAAGTATTTTTAGGTTGTAACTGCATAGCAATATGGTTATATCAAAAATAAAGCCGGCGTAATAACTAAAAAAGCTGACCAGGTTGGAATTGCAAATATTGTATATGCAAATAGAATGGGAAATGGTCCGGCATCGACAGGCGACGGTTGGAAATATCGTGGTCGTGGTGTAGTTCAATTAACAGGGAAAGATAATTACACAAGATTTTAGAAATGGTTAAATGACCCAGAGATTTTATCGAATCCAGATAAAATTTTAAGTTCAGCTAAATTGATTGTTTTGACAGGTGTATTCTTTTGGGATGTAAATAAACTTTAGGGAATTTCTGATTTTGTGTTATTAACAAAACGTGTTAATGGCGGTACACTTGGATTAGAAGATAGAACTAGAGAATATAAAGAACTTTTAGCATAAAAATAAAGGTGGCATTTGCCACCTTGTTTAATTAATAATCGAATCTAGATTCATATGCATCAATTTTTGCTTGGTCTTTTGCGTCTTGTAATGCTTCTTCAGACTTTTCTGATAACACTTTATCAAGTTTATCCCAATCAACAAATTCGCATAAATCTAAATCATCATATCCTTGTAAAAATTTTACAATTTCTTCAGATTTTTCTTCAACATATTTTTCTGAAAACATTTCAGCTTTTGTTGGTTCTGGTTCTGCAGTTCTCCAACTATCATATCCATCATTCCAAGCCATTTTATATTCCTCTTTGTTGTTTAACAAAAATATATAATACCAAAATTTTTAACAGATGTAAATAGTTTTTTATTGCCGGGTATAAAGTTTTTCTGCTTTATCAGTTGGAATTAAAAAATCATACGATTCAGCTTCTTGAACATTTGAATTAATTTTGATGACTAGATCACCTGTAATGCTCTTTTGATACTCACCGATATACAAATCATCTAAATTCAAATTTAAATCTGTATTAGGCTGATTTAATAATTTAAACACATATTTCATATATACTCCGCCTATAATAAAAAAGGAGTAACCAAAATCAGCTACTCCATAAAATTTTAAGGTACAAATATTATTATAGTTATTTGGGGTGACGAGTTGGCTTCGAACCAACATATTCTGAAATCACAATCCAGATCATTACCATTTATGATACCGCCACATAAATTGGTTCTCAATACTAGATTCGAACTAGTGGCCCAAGCCTTATCAAGACTTTGCTCTACCGCTGAGCTAATTGAGAATGGCAAGTCTTAAAGGATTCGAACCTTTATCGCATGGTTTTGGAGACCAGCATAATACCATTATACTAAAGACTTATTGGTGCCCTTTGAGAGAATCGAACTCCCAACAACTGATTACAAAACAGTCGTTTTACCGTTAAACTAAAAAGGCATTTGGTCTCGGATAAACGATTCGAACGTTTGACCCTCTGGCCCCAAACCAGATGCTCTACCAACTGAGCTAATCCGAGAAAAATTAATATGTATTGTTGCTCATATTCACTTACTCTTGCAACAAAGGCGTTTAATCTAAAACCGTAGAATAATCCGTTTATGAAGATTCATACCTACTTGCGTGTTACATATTATTTGGCTGGAGTGCTAGGATTTGAACCTAGGAATGACGGGATCAAAACCCGTTGCCTTAAACCGAACTTGGCTACACTCCAATAAAATTGGTAGGCCGTGCTGGATTCGAACCAGTGACCAATAGATTAAAAGTCTACTGCTCTACCAAACTGAGCTAACGGCCTATTGGTTGCGATGGTGAGAATCGAACCCACCTAATCATGGCTTATGAGACCAGTTAGTGCACCAGCTCTAATTCATCGCAATAACAAATTATATTAAATCAGGATTCTTTCTTTTACATGCTCCCATTACACCATACGGAAATTCCGCAGTAGGACTCGAACCTACACCCTTTTCATACCAGGAAAAATTAGAAAAATAATTGCTGTTTGAATCCTGATTTAATATAACTTTAATAAAACAAAATACTATTTACAAGGCTTGGATTCGAACCAAGATATACAGATTCTCAGTCTGCTGCTTTTCCAATTAAGCTACCCGCCGACATTCAGCGACAAATAATTGCTGTTAGTATTTTAAAAAACATCTTCCGAAAAAACTCTATACTAAAACCCTTTCGGAAGATGAGGGATTTGAACCCCCGGAACCATTTCTGATTCGTCTAATTTAGAGTCAGATGCCATAAACCGCTCGGCCAATCTTCCATAGAATAAATTTTGGCGGCCCAGATAGGACTTGAACCTATAACCTCTCGGTTAACAGCCGAACGCACTAACCATTGTGCTACTGAGCCAAATAAAACGGATTATTCTTTCTAGATTATTGATTAAAAGTCAAGTCTAATTAAGTTGCTGCAGATAATCCAAAATTTGGTATTCCGTAAGAGAATCGAACTCTTATTTTTAAATTGATTTTATTTAAATAATCAATATATATAACTTTTTATTTAAAATAATATTATGAAAGAATGTCCTAAATGTAAAACACTACATAATAAATCCGGCGCTTTCTGTTCTAGAAAATGTGCTAATAGCAGATCATGGTCTAAAGAACATAAAGAAAAATTATAGAAATCTATCAAAAATTAGATTAAATTTAAAGAAGCTTCCGAAAAATTAAAGAAGCCTAAAATTATTAAAAATTGTATTATTTGTAATAAAATTATGTATGTCAATCCATGCCAAGAGAATAAAAAATGTTGTTCTCTAGAATGTGCTGCGAAACATATTTCTAATGTTAATAAAGGTAACACCGGAGGATATAGAGAAAATAGTGGTCGATCTATCCAGGGTTATTATAACAATATATTTTGCGGGTCAACATATGAATTACTATGGGTAATCTATAATTTACATCATAATATAAAATTCAAAAGATGTGATTTCTATATTTTATATGATAATAATAAAAAATATTATCCAGATTTTATTCTAGAAGATAATACAATCATAGAAATAAAAGGATTTCATACCCCATTAGTAGATTTAAAATTAAATGCTGCAAAATCACAAGGATATAATATACAAATATTATATAAGAAAGATTTAGATTTTATGTTCAATTGGTTTAAAGTTAATTTTCCTAATAAAAAATTACAAGAAATGTATCAAAATTACAAACCAAAATATACATACATTTGTGATAGATGTAACAAAGAATTTTCTACTAATAATAAAAGAAAATCTAAAGTAAAATTTTGTAGTAAATACTGCAAAAAGAATACATAATACGTGTCCTCTTAGATTTCGTTTGGGTATCTATAAACCATTTAATATAAAATTAAACTTAGTAATTCGACTTTAGACATTGTCTTTACTAACTACACCTCTGTTTTAGCCATAAGGAGTACTTTGCCTCTCTTACCGAACTATTAACGTGGTTCACTCACGATTACGTAATTCTGTTTTATTATATCATACAAAATTATGTATAAACTTTTATTTTATAATTTGGAGCGGCTAGTGAGAATCGAACTCACATCCCTTGGTTGGAAGCCAAGAATAATAGCCGTTATACGATAACCGCTTTTAATATTATAAATCAGAATACTATCTTATCGTTCTCTCTAACCATGAAAAAATATAAAAGTACTTATTGCTGTTAGTATTCTGATTTAGAATATTTGGCGCTCCGTGTAGGATTCGAACCTACATTAATTGCCGGTTTAGAAGACCGGTGCCTTTCCTTTAGACTAACGGAGCATTTAAATTTTGGCGGTCCTATCGGGAATCGAACCCGAGGCATCCACGTGACAGGCGGATATGTTGTCCATCTACACCATAGGACCAAAATAAAAACAGCTTGCATAGTTCCAGATTTTATTATTTTAATTCGAGACCTGTTACTCGAACTTTTTTCAACCAAAATGAAAATTACTTATTTTAATATAAGATCTGCTGTATTTTATACTACTGCAAGCTAAATCGTTTCAACTTAAACAACAAGGAGGACTTATGAAACAACATAACAGATTACTTTTATTCAAATTAAAATCAATGTAGAGGATTCTGATTAATGAGAAATTGCTGAAAGTAATCTGTTATATTGTTTTTATTTATAGATCCGTATTGTTGTTTACAGATCTATAATACCATATTATTGTTTAATATAACTTTAAATTATTTAAATTGTTAAAGAACTTTAGAATAAACTTCAGTAATAATTGGATAATATTTCAATTTTACTTTAGTTAATCTTTCTGGTAAAGTATTTAATACTTCAACCGGTAAATCTCTTGCGATTGTGATATGAGGAATGTAATCATCATAAATAGGTTTCGCAATTTTTTGTAACGATTCAAATATATCATTACAGAATTGAGATTTAACTTTTAGAATCATTTGATTGCCAGTTGGTGTCCAATAATCAATTTCCACTTCATTAAAATCTAAAGCTTCTAAAAGATTTTTTTCATCACTGTTAAAATCAAATAATTCAGCTGACTTAAAAATAGTAATATGTAAATCGTCTAAGTTAACTTGATTTTCTTCTGGAATTTTATATTCTTTATATAAATCAGAAATCATCTGTTGAGCAACTTTTCCAAGATTACATCCAACATAATTTACTTTACTCATTCTTTACCCTCTAGTAATAAAGTATCTTCTGATTTTTCTTCAGCCGATTCTGTAGTTGTGTCTTTGCTGTTTTTAATATAATCATAAACCGTTTGAAGAGTGATTTGATCTTGTTGAAGTAAATCAGCAACCCCATTTAAAAACGATTGTATATTTGTTTTAATATGATTTAATTCTTCTTCTGCATCAAATACACGAATTTTTAATGCAGCATTTTGTTGTTGTAATAATTGAGTTTGGTCCATTTTCATTCCTTGTTTAAAAAATTATTTAACTTGATATAAAATTCATCTAATGTTCCATTATTATTAATAACAGAATCACCATCTTTAATTAGTAAAGGTCTTTCAGTAACGTGAAAATCTTTAGAAATAATTCCTGTTGTGTCTCGTTTAATATGTAAAACTTTAAATCCTAGTTTACGAAATGCATTTAATTCATGATCTTGACGACAATCAGAAATGATAAAATTTTGATCTTTAGAATCAATAATTTCTGAAATAGTTCTTTTCGTCCAAATTTGTGTATCAATTTCATCACAACCAATATCAGTACCAGTTATTTGCATCAATTCACGAAATGAATACATTTTTCGTTCATCTGAATCAAAATACTCATCAATAATATCATCAACAAAATAATATTTTTGATCGCCACATAAAATTCTTTTATAAGTTT